GCAGGTTTCGTTATCACTGCTGAAGCAATCGAAAAGAAAGCTGAAGTCGAGATGATGGACATCGAAGGCGAGATGGTCGTTAAGTCTGACATCCCCCCCAGTTCTTAAAGCACTTGAAGCTGCTGATGTAGCCAAGCGTGAACATGAAATCGAAAAAGCTGACATCGAACTGACTAAACGTGCTGGTGAAACACTCCCACACTTTGCAACCGATGTCGCTAAGTCTCTCGTAGCTAAATTCTACGAAGATGAAGCAATTATGGAAGCTCTTAAAGCCGCTGATGCAGCCTTTGAAGCAGCCATGCAAGAATTTGGTAAGTCTGACGTAGACGGCGAGTTCGCTACCTCTGCTGACAAACTGGATGCTCTCGTAAAGTCCTACATGGACGAAAACCAACTGAAAAAGAGTGACTTTGCCAAGGCTTATGCTGCTGTAGCAAAGACCGATGCTGGTAAATCACTTATCAATAAATCCTATAAAGGGGAATAAATATGTCCGTAGTACAATCGCGTGATAACCGCACCTTTGAAGCCTATACCGATCTTAGTGCACAACAGTTTAAATTCGTAGAAGTTGGTGAAGTTAACCCCGCTGGCGAAGTTATCATCCAAGTTAACGTAACTGACGGGGGCGGTACAGTTGTTGGAGTCCTTAACTCAGGTGCACCACAAGATGGCGCTTGCACAGTAACAGTAACAGGCCGCACTATGGTTCAGGCTAGTGAAAACATCGGCGCTGGCGCTCCAGTTACTTCAGATGCCTCTGGCCTTGCACGTAAGGGTGACCAAGTTGGCGACACAGTCTTAGGTCGTTGCGTAAAGGCTTGCTCCACTGGCGGATACGCTGAAATTGAATTGTTTCTTGGCGGAAACGTAGTAGAAGCTTAATAGCTAAATTAAGGATATAATAATATGCCAATCTTGACCCCCACTAATGTACATTTGGATCAACCTTTGTCAAACTTGACACTGGCCTATGTACAATCCCAAGACACATTCATTGCTGACAAAGTATTCCCAACAGTTGGTGTTGCTCGTCAGTCTGATAAGTTTTACATCTATGACCGTGCGAATATGAATCGCTCTGGTGACGTTAAAATCTTAGCTCCCCGTACAGAAGTTAATCGTATCGGCATGGCTATCTCTAACTCTGCTTACTACACAGATGTTCGTGGCCTTGGCATGGACTTTGATGAGCAGACTATCGCTAACGAAGACGAAGTGTTGGAAATCCGTTCTGCTGGTGCTCAAACTTTGATGATGCGCTTGTTGATCGACCGTGAAGAGAAGTTCGCTAGTACCTTCTTTACTGGTGGTGTTTGGACTACAGACGTAACTCCTACTAACTTGTGGTCAGACTACACACAGTCTACTCCAATTCAAGACGTAACTGTCGGTATGCGTACTGCACAGCTTAAGTCTGGTGGTTTCAAGCCAAACACAATGGTTGTCGGTAAAGAAGTACGCGACATCCTGATTAACCACCCTGATATCCTTGCACGTTTGAATGGTGGTTCTACCATCAACAACCCTGCATTGGTAACAGACGGTAAGTTGGCTGAAATCTTCGGCGTAGAGAACTTCTTCGTCATGGAAGCTGTTGCAAACACTGCTCCAGAAGATGTTGCTGGAACTGAAACTAACGCCTTTATCGGTGGTAAGAATGCACTGTTGTGCTACACACCACGCGCTTCTGGCCTGATGACACCTGCTGCTGGTATGACATTCGCTTGGAACTCAATTCCAGGTGTTTCTAACCTCGGTGTTACTGTTGAATCATTCTCTGATGATGCGCTGAAGCGTCAGCAAGTTGCAGAGCACATTCAAGTTAAAATGGCATACGACATGCAAGTAGTTGGCCCTGACTTGGGTTACTTCTTCGAAGAAGTTGTAGCTTAAACTAAAGGTGTCCGAAGGGTGTAGTATCTTTCGGACACACCTCTAAAGAGGTAACCTAAGTTACCCAATAATAATAGACATAAACATCATCTCAAAAGAGAAGTCACACACATGAAAGCTAACGCTAATATGCACCCTACATACTTAGGGTTCCAAATTGACTGGCCCGTTTTCGTTAAGATTCCATTCTCAAGTGGTAATCGAAACTGGACCAAAGGTGAAGAATACAAGTGGGCAGAACTAGGTTTCGACCAAGCTGCTGTAGCCCGACTATATGCTACAAACTTCATTCATCACAACCGCGCCCTAGAGGCTCAGAATAAAGTAGGCGACCGTCTACATGAAATGAGCGCCTCTCAACTACACTCCCTTGTGATCCAACTCAATGCAGAGCTTAAGAGCCGTACAGTTTCACAGAAGGATTACGATAAGAACCGCTGTAAGCAGTCTAAGATTGAGGCCAAACAACGGGGTCTTATTCGTAGGTGGTTGTACTCAAACCAGTGGTCTGAAGATTTCTACTACGACCTAAGGGATCGTATCATAGGTGATAAACCTAAAGAAGAACCTACCACAGAAGAATAAACACATAGGATGACCTGATGGCCTTTAGTTACGATGATACAGACCTTACTACAGACACAGCATCAGGTCGCCTTAATGCTACCCGACTACTCTTGGGGGACACTAACTCAGGTGACCCTCAAGTACAAGATGCAGAAGTGAACTTTGCCCTACTACAAAATGGTGACAATGTGTACTTCTCAGCAGCTTGGCTTGCTCGTGTAGTAGCCTCTAAGTATGCCCGTGAGGTAGACACAGAGCTAGATGGTCAGATGTCTGCTGACTTCTCTCAGATGGCAAAGGCTTATACTAAGCTGGCAGACAACCTTGAATACCAAGGTAAAACCTCGGGTGCTAAACTAGGTGCCTACGCTGGTGGTATTACTAAGACCTCTATCGGTGTAGCTCGACTGTTGCCTAACAGGGTTGAACCATCTTTCCGTAGGGACCAGTTCCATAACCCACCTAACCAAGACAGTAGCTTTACTGACCAAGATGGATACTAGGGGGTAACCAATGTCTTCACTCATGTCTAATAGCCTGCTGACCTTAGTTAATAGGTTTGGTAGGACTGCTACACTACAGAAGAACTCTTATGCAGCCTATGATCCAGCTACAGGTTCCGTAGGCACTAACACTTCTACTAATTACACAGTTAAGGCTTACTTCGCTGAATACGAACTTAGTGAGATCAATAACGACAGTGTTGTAATGGGTGACCGTAAGGCAGTGTTTCCTAGTGTAGATACAAGTGGTGTTACCCTACCTGAACCTGATGCTGATGACATTGTTGTAGGTGTAGGTGACAAGGTTAAGATCGTTAGCGTGTCTAAGATTTACTCTGCTGATACATTAACCTGTTATATCTGCCAAGTGAGGGAATAATTGCATGGTTACTCAAGTTACCATTAGCCCTAGCTTTCAGGCTAAGATGACTAAACTAGAGCAGTTGTATGGTGACAAGATTGAAGACAAACTCACAAGTCTAGGTCTTTACGCTGTAGAAATCTCCCCCGTTGATACTGGTGCTTTTGTAGAGTCTTGGTCGTTACGTCCTATTGGCTCAAGCTCTGGTAGGCGTAGACAGAGAGAAGGTAAACCTAGCAAGGATACCGCTGCCGCTAAGGCTGACGCTAGAAATAACATCCTCAAAGATGCTGCTGACTACAAGAAACAGATTGTAGAAAAGGGTGGTGCAGTCTTGGTGAATAGATCATCGGATGCCAAAGAGGTAGATAAACGCTTCCAGACTGTAGGTAGAGTTAGGGATAGGTTCCGGTAATGGCTTCAATATATTCAGAGATCAGGGCAACCTTCGAGACTGCCTTATCAAACATCACAGACATACCTAGCATAGCTTGGGAAAACGTAACTTTTTCACCTATCACTGGTGAACCATACGTCAAATGTCGAATGATCCCTACAGTAAGAGAACCTGCTGTAAGGGGTCTTAACCCACAAATGTACTACCAAGGTTACTACTTGATTGAGTGCTTTGTACCGGAGGGTTTAGGCCCAAGTGCTGCTGACGATCTTGCAG